GTAAAACTGGTCATGTTGCCAATGTACTAGCCAAGACTGCAAGTGCTACCAATTCAGAAGTAAACGAAATAGGAAACTCTATGGAATATGCGGCCCCATATGCAAAAATGCTAAATGTTAGCTTAGAAGATACTGCGGCCGCTATAGGTATGCTATCACAGGTTAATATCAAGGGGTCTAAGGCCGGTATGGGTCTAAGAGGTATGTTTACATCCTTAATGGCACCAACTGCAGGGGCTAAGAAAGTCATGGATAAATATGGTTTTAGTGCTTTTGATGCTACTGGTAAGATGAAACCATTCCCACAGGTTATACAGGAACTAGATAAGTCATTATCTAAGTTAAACCCACAGCAAAAGGGAGCCGCAATTAATAAAATGTTTGGTGATATTGCTGGAGGTAGTATTCAGGCTTTATTAAACTTAGGACCGGATAAACTGGCTAAATTAACTAAAGAACTAGAGTACTCGCAAGGAGCGGCCCAAAAAATGGCCGCAACTAGATTAGATAATCTAAAGGGTGATTTTACTATATTAAAGTCTGCTGTTGAGGGTATGATGATTTCACTAGGTACAAAACTAGAGCCACATATGAGGCGATTTGTACAATGGCTAACTAATAAAATTCCTGATATAGAAAAGGCATTAAGCAAGGGTATTGATTTCTTTGCCAATAATTGGGATCTTATTTTAGGAGGCTTGAAAACTGCTATACCTCTTATATTAGGTATTCATGGTGCTATTGAGGGGTTAAGAGGAATTATGTTCCTTAATAATGCCGTAAGGGACTTTGGTATATTAAAAGAAGTTCTAGCAGGTATATTTGGTGCTTCATCAAGTGCCGGTGGTGCTGTTAGTGCTTTAAAAGGTGGTCTACTTGGTATAAGTGCTAGTACTGCAGGTATTTTTGCTGTAGTGTCTGCATTAACTATCCTTGGAGTTGCTATAAGTGATAATGTGGATATGGTGGCCCAATTACAGGGTGCATTAGGTGATTTAGGGTCGGGTATTGCAGGAACATTAGAATCTATTGGTGGCTTGTATAAAATGACTCTAAAGCCAATAGGAGATTTCTTGTTGGGTTCAACCAAGATGTTGGGTGCTATAGCAACAGGAGATTTTAAGAGTGCAAATGCGGCCGCTTCCCATATGTTTGCTGACATGAGGGCTTCTTGGGTTGATGGTACTAGTGATTTAACTAAGCAAACAACAAAGGCGATGAAAGCCATTAGGCATATGTCTACAGAAGAATTAAGACCATTAAAAGAAACTTTTGCAACAGCTTTAGGACAACAGAAGAATATTGTTGCCGGTAAGTATAAAGAAATGGGGCAAGCTGTCTCACTTTCTATGAAAGGTATGTCTGATGACCAAATTAATATACTTAGAGGAACAAGCAGGAATATGGAACAGCTATTAACTGGAGTCAATAGTACAATGGGTGAAGTTGAAAGAGCTAAAAAAATAGGAAGTAATATGGAAAAACTTTCTAGAGTAAGTGGCTTCTCCCCTGACAATATGACTAGTGATTTTAAGACGGCTATGTCTAAGCTTGAAAAATATTCAGGATCTGCAATTAGAAACATGAAAGCTGACTTTAGTAATATATTTAATGGTTTTAAGGATATTGCGATGGCCGGCGATATTCAAGGTGGAGTTCAGAGGATGGTAGAAAATATTAGGTCTGCAGGACCGGCAATACAGTCGGCAATACAGTCTAATAAAACTGCTATGGAGGGTATGTTTAAAGGTGTAGACTTTAACACTATGGGCATACAACAACAAACTGAGCAAATAATGAAGAATATAGGCAATATGAATCCTGCACAAGCAACCGAGGCCATGAGAGGTATATTTACTCAATTAGGCAATTCAATGTCACAGCAAGCACAACAAGCAGGACAACAAGCAGGCCAACAGTTCAACCAAGGTATGAATCAAGCTATGACGCAGGGTGGTAGCGAGGGTTCTAACTCTGCTATGAATATGTTTACACAACAAGCCGAAACAATAGGAACGCAAGCACAGCAAGCAGGACAACAAGCAGGACAGCAATTTAGTCAAGGTATGACTGAGGGTATGTCACAAGCACAGTCACAAATGCAAGCTAGTATGACCCAAAATAATCAAATGGTTACACAAGCTAACCAAATGGCACAGCAAGTAAAACAAGCATATACAAATATGTATAATGGGGCTAGTAATTCAGTATCACAGTTAGCAAGTAGAACTTCATCAACATTTAGTAGCTTGTCCGCTAGTGCTACAAGTCAAGTATCGGCTATGTGTAGTAGGATAATTGCCTTATGGAATGCCATGAAGGCTGTTGTTTCTGCAACTGTAACAGCTCACTTTGTACTATCTGTATCAACTGTTGGCGGTTTTGGTGGTGCAGTTCCTCATGCCGAGGGTGGTATATTAACACAACCTCATATCGGTTTAGTTGCCGAGGCGGGACCGGAAGCGGTAATCCCATTATCACCAGGTAAACGTGCTAGAGGTTTGGAGTTGTTTAAACAAGCCGGTGAAATGCTTGGAGTTAAACAGTCAAGCGATGGTAATGTTAACAATGGTATTGCAGATGGTATCGCAGATAAGAACTTCGGGAATAATAATAACCCTAGGCCAGTAGGTTATGATAGTGGAAACACTAATAACGTTAATGTAAATGTCAATGTAAATGCTGGTGGGGCTAATAACAAAGAAGAGATTATTGACGAGGCTGTAGAACGTGTAAGGGCCGAATTAGAGGATGCTTTTGATAATCTATCATAATATATATAATGGGGGCTATATAGATTTGTATAGCCCCTGTTAAATTTAAAGAGGTGATGTTTTGGAAGTAGAAGTAAAATTGCATAAGTATATGGAAAACAAGCAACCTGGAAGACCATCTAATAGCCATCCTGGAATAGCTAATGATGGGGGAATGGATGTATATATAATTAATGATAAACAGGGGTCAACGTTTCATTTTCCTTTAAATCCCTTAGATGAAATCGCTATAAAAACTCAAAAGAACTTTCAAACATACGATATGTACCAGTTAGGAGAAATGGACTTCCATAAATATGGTGAAAAGATAGAAGAGATATCATTCAAGGTGATTTTACCTGATGATTATAGAGAAGGTTTTAATAGAACTATGGATTTAAAGCCAGCATATCAATATGTAGATGAACTAAAGGAATATATAAAACAAAAAGAGGCAGTTAGGTTGATTATCACCACAATGCCTTTTAATAATTTAGTTTTTATTGCTAGCGTTGATACATCCATTAAAGCTGGTATGGAAAATTGCAGGTTTTTAAATTTAAGATTTAGGACACATAGAGATTTAAAAATAAAATCTATAGATACTAGTAAAAATAAGGTCAATAAAGGGTTAAACAAGACAGATAGGCCTAACACAAAGACGGAGTATACTACCCACAAAATAAAAAAGGGTGACCGCCTTTGGAATATAGCGAAGAAAACACTTGGTAAGGGATCTAGATGGACTGAAATACATGCACTTAATAAAGATGTTATCAAAAATCCTCATAGAATACCTATTGGTACTGTAATTAAAATACCTAAAAAGTAGGTGACCAAATGAAGATTATATATGATAGAAAATACTATATAGAAAATGCTTTAATGTCACTTAGCCTGACCGACTCAATAGATAATATAGCATATAAAGTAACTATGGATCTAGTTGAGTCTGATGCTATATATGATTTGCAAATTAAAAAAGCTAAGACGGTGCAAATTATAGATAAGATATACGAAACAGAAAAAGAAGATACTATCTTCAATGGTGTTGTGTGGGCTAGGAGAAAAACATACAAAAAAGATAGGATTAGTCTTGATTTAAAGGAACGTACTGCATATTTAGAAGCTTCTGATGATGAATATATGTTTAAAGCAGGTACAGCTGATGAACGCATAAAAAAGATTGCAAAGGATTGGGGGATACCTATAGGAAATATCCCTAATACTAATGTAAAGCTTGATAAAAAGGTTGAAAAAGGGAACTTATTAGACTTAATGCGTAAAGCCTTAAGAGAAACAGTAAAAAAGGGCGGGAAAATGTATCTCTTGCGTATGGAAGATAAGCTAAATATGTATGAGTTAGGCAAAAACAAAATAGTATATCAGTTAGAGGGTATTTGCGAGGAAGTAGATGACACAAACAGTCTAGAGGGTGCTGTAACGAGTGTAAAGGTGTTAGGAAAATCTAAGGATGATAAGCATGCAACTCCTGTATTAGGTGTATTCAAAAAAGATACAGATAAATATGGGACTTTGCAGAAAGTCAAACAAGATGAAAAGATAAAGAATAAGAAAGATGCTGAAAAGGCTGCAAAAACCATGTTTAATAGTGGTGAAGATTTAAAGACTTTTCAATGTGTTGTAGATATTAACACTATTAGAGCAGGTGATAAGGTTAGGTTTTTTGACCATGAATACTATGTTATTGACATTGTTCATAATATAAAACCTAGTCCAACAATGACTATAAAGGCTGGCAAGTTGGATTATATACGGAGGAAGTTTTTCGATGAGTAGATTTATTGGTATTGCTAGACAAATGAAAGATAGGGCTATTACAGAGTCTAACAAGGCTGTAGATGGCCTTGAATTGATGTTTGGTGAGGTGACACCTAAAGGGATAGTTACAAATAGATTTAAAGGCAAACCTATTGAAGATTACCATATATTTCATCCGTTTGCATTTGGTGAGTATATGGCTATGACCTCTGTTGATGGAGAACATCCTCATAGTCATAAGGTTGTTACTCCTGAACAACTATATAAGTTAAAAGATGGGGATTTAGTTGTCATGGCCATTGTGGATGGTGAATTTGTGGTTTTGGGAAGGTTGGTAAAAGAAAATGGAAAATAATTTATTCCCCTTAAATGATCCATTAGAAGCACTAGAAATTGAAAGTGTTGACAAATACGATGAAACCGATAGAAATTCGTATTTATTTGATTTTACTACAGGTGATTTTGTTAAAAGACCTGATGGTTCACTAATCAAATGTAATGCTAAACAGGCTTATCGTCAATGGTGTCAAAAAGTAATGCTAACTCCTAGGTTTAAGAAGTTTGCATACCCTGATTACTATGGTAACGAGTTAGACGCTTTAATTAATTCGGGGTTGAGTATAGGGGCTATAGAAATAGAGATTGAAAGAATGGTAAGGGAAGCTTTAATGGTACACCCTAAGACTTTAAAAGTTAGTGATTTTAGTTTTGAGTGGAAAAACAGTTTTGAAACACTTATGTATTCGTGTGTGGTAACAGATACGGATAATGAAAAGTTTGAAATTGATTCCAATATTAAAAGGTAGGTGGTTAAATGGCTAAAAAAGAATTACCAATACCAAAAGAATATAGAAAAGACGTTGAAGATATTCATGCAGAGATTTTAAAAACATTTGGTGAAGATATATCGACAATACCAGGGGAGTTTGCATACGATGCGACAAGGGGGTCTGCAGAGCAAATAGCGATGTTAAGGGAAATGATGATACATTTCCTATTGATGCGTGCATTTACTCAAACATCGGATGGTGAATACCTTGAATTATTAGGAGATATGAGAGCTGTATGGAGAAAAAAAGCAACCAAGAGTACAGGTTATATTATTTTCTATGGTAAAAAGGGGACTATTATACCTAAAGGGACTATTGTTAGTACCGAGGGGTCTGAAAATGTAAACTCTATCAATTTTATTACCCTTGAAATGGGAGAGATAGAAAGCGATCATGTTAAGGTGTTGGCCGAGTGTACAACCGCTGGAAATGTTGGTAATGTTAAGCCGTCTTCTGTAAAGGTATTAGTATCAGAAATAAATGATATATCAAGGGTTAGTAATGAAGAGTTTAAAAATGGTACTAATATTGAAGATGATGAGAGCTTGAGAAGTAGGGTACGTATAGCCGAACAAGAGGAACAGTTAAGTGGTGCAGATGTTGACTATGAAAGATGGGCGAAGGAGGTCGATGGTGTCGGCTATGCTTATTGTAGAGAAACATGGAATGGCCCTGGAACAGTAAAGGTACATATACTAGATAAAAATAGGAAACCTGCCTCCGGTGAGTTGATAGCAAGGGTAAAAGAATATATATGGCCTGATTTAAAACCAGGGCAAGTAAATAGAGGTGGTAAAGCTCCTACAGGGATAAAAGAATGTACCATTGATACCCCTAAAATAAAGAAAATAACAATAGGCGGCAATATAGTTGTTAATAGCAGTTTTGAAAGTCAAGGTGTTATAAATAAGATGAAAATGCTAATTAACAAGTATTTTGACAAGTTAGATATAGATGGGGTTATATCATATAACATGGTTAACTCTATTATAGGGTCATTAATGGTTAATGATATGGGAATAGATGATTATTCGGACATAACCATAAATGGAGCGAAAAATAGCATAAAACTAAGTGCAGAGTTGGCTAGTGTTACGGGGTTAAATATCAGTATTACTCAAAACAACCAAACAACAACATATAATGTGGAAGATAGTCTGTAGTGTTAGATTTGAGGTGAGTTAGTTTATGAGTAATAAAACACTAAAAGAAACAATGCTACATTCAGAAACAGGTAAAATGCTATTTGAATGGATTACTGATATATATGATGATTGCAAAATTATGATACAGATATACGAGGCATTAGGAGTACAATTTGACAATGTTAATTATATGTTTGAAGATATCCTGAAACAGATGTTTCCACAGACTGCAACATGGGGGATAGAGTTATGGGAGAGAAGATTGAATTTGCCTACCAATGAATCCGAGAGTTTAGAGAGTAGACGGGGCAAGGTAATAGCAAAAATACAATCTAAAATAATCATAAACCCTGAAACTATGGGAGTTATAACAAAGAATTTCACCGGTATTGATGTAAAAATTATCGAATGGTTAAAAGACTGGACCTTTGCAGTACAAACCGATGCCAAGAATATGAATAAAGCATTTGAAATACATAAGATAATTAAACGTATAAAGCCATCTCACTTGGCTTTTGTTTTACAGTTTATTTTAGAGGATAATACTAATATGTATATCGGAGCTTGTACATATATTGGGCTTGTACATACTATTTTGCCTTACGACCTAAGTCCTATAGAGGTAGAAGTTAATCCATATACAGGTGGAACATATACGCATATAGTTAAAAAAGTTTCTGTAAATTAGGAGGTAGTATAAATGGCTAAAAAATATATGACACTTATTACAAATATAGGTCGTCAAAAAATTATGAAAGCTACAGCAACTGGCAAAAAAGTTGCTATTAATAAAATTAAAATTGGAGATGGTAATGGAACATCATATGAAATAGATGAGTCTATGACTAAGCTAAAAAATGTAGTTTATGAAACCAATATAGCCAATTTCAAGCAAGATCCTCTAAATCCTAACACACTTATAGTTGAAAGTTTGATACCATCGGATGTAGGGGGATTTTATATCAGAGAAATAGGGTTATATGATGAAGATGATGAATTAATTGTCTTAACATCATATGAGGAAACGTACAAACCTGTAGCAGAGGAAGGCTCTACAATGGAGTTGTTTATAAGAATAGCAATGGTATTGTCTAATAGTAATGCTGTAACTATTGTAATAGACCCTTCAGTAGTTTTTGTAACGCAGGCAGACTTAGAAAAAATATATAAACTAATAGGTGACCCTGGTACTGCTTCTGGTGAGTTTAATAATATTGGTTCTATTGTTATTATGTTACGTGAATTACACGATAATATAGGGGATGTGAAAAACCTAATTCTAGATGGCTATAATGAAAATACAGAATCAGAGGGTGGTCATGGTAAGAAGAATCTAGCAAATATAATTAAGGTTTTATGGCACAAATTAGATTCAATTGAATTAACTGACTTAAAAGTAAAGGTCACAACATGGGCAAATAAGACCCTTGATATAGTTCTTAAAGAGCTAAAGAATAAGGATGCTGAAATAGTAAATACTATGAAAGAGTATAAGGCCAGTGTAGACGAATATAGCAAGAATTTAGGCATATATGTTGATAGGCATGAGACGGCCAACAATAAACTAGAAAAGTTACTAAAGGGGGTTGAAGTGGTTGACAACCTATAAAAGAGAAGTTGAAAGAACAGAGCAGTTAGGGCTTGAGTATCAAACAGCCCTCGACAACATAATAACTGAAATTAAGAAAGATGATAATATATCTCTAGACAGAATACTTGATATAGTAGATTGTATTCAATATATAAAAAGAGTTAGGAAGAGATGGGCGAGTGGAAGTAATTCGAATGCTAAAAATGTACGCAATTTAAACCTCTCCTTTGCTCCGTCAATTGTTATTGCACACATTGAAAGCACTGAGTATATTTACGGAAGGCATGGGGGCGACGGTGAAGGCGGAGGTGTTATTATAGTTACAAAAAATCTAAAAATAGAAATGTTAGGATGGTTGACGGGTCAGGGCGGTTATACTTATGACAATACAAGGCTTCCAATAAATGTTGAGGAGGGTAATTTCGACGTAAGTAACTACAAACTAGATCAAAGAACAAACCGTACTGATTTAAATCATAAAGTTAAAAAATGGTGGGCTTTTGACTAAAAGGAGAATTCTAAATGAAAAAAATAGGAACAAAAATATATTACTTAAAATCAAATGGAAACATCATAATTGAATCAGGGGATATGATGGGGTGTGTAGTCGAAACATCATTTGATGAAGATTACAATAACTATACTGACTTAAGCAAGTATGCAAAGGACTCAATAGGCTGCCTAAAGCTTGAGTATAGAGAACTAGGCAAACTACTTGAAGAACACAAGGCCAACTCTTTTAAGGTGGATGTATCATCTAACCCTCATAAGCTAGTATTTGAGTGGATAGACTATGATACTGGTAAGCCTGGAGAACCACCAAAGACCATGGAAGAGTTAATTAAAGAAGAGGCTGACAAGGTGAGGCTTGAGTACGCTATGGCAATAGCAGAGGTTGTAGAAAATATTGAAAAAGATAAGTTAGAATTATCTACTGCCATTGTAGAGGCAATAGAGATGAAATCAGGGGGTAATTAATTATGAGTACATTAGCTAAGTTATATGCGTTGTTAATAAAAAAGAAAATAAGAACTATAAAAGATGTTCCTGACTACCTTAAGAAGGAAGTTGAGGAACTACTAAAAGCTGAATAGAGGTGTTATATATGAAGAATCTTATCAATAATATTAGGTTCTTTTTTTATATAAAATTTT